AGGTATTTGAATTTATAGGAGCTGTAATAGATTATTTTAATAATGAAGTTAGAGATCAGTTTACAGCGACCACAAAAGTCATTGTATGAGTACACTAGTAACTGGAGGAACTGGATTAGTTGGTAGTAATTTTAATAAAGATTTTATTAAGGTATCTTCCAAGGATTACGATCTTATATCCAATATAGAAACAACAAAACTTTTTGATAAATATTACCCGGATCGAGTAATTCACACGGCGGCTCGGGTAGGAGGGCTAGGTTCTAATATAAAATACAAAGCTGATTATTTTTATGATAATATTAATATTAACACAAATGTAATTAATCAGTGTCGAAAAAATAATGTAAAGAGATTAGCTTGCTTCTTAACGACATGTATTTTCCCTAATGTTGTAAATTATCCTATTAAGCCAGAATATCTTCATGACGGTCCACCCCACGAATCCAACTTTGGGTATGCATATGCAAAAAGAATGGCGGAAATACACATAAGAACTATTAACGAACAATACGGTAAAGATTATTTCTGTGTTATACCTACAAACATTTATGGACCGGGTGACAACTTTTCACTACAGCATGGTCATGTAGTACCTATGCTTATTCATAAAATGTTTTTAGCGAAAAAACATAATACAAACTTTGAAGTATGGGGATCGGGTAAACCTCTAAGAGAGTTTATTTTCGCAAAAGATGTAGCTGTACTTACAGAAAGACTGCTAGATGAATATAAGGAAACTGATCCAGTAATATTGTCGACAAGTGAAGAAATTTCAATAAGAGAGGTTGTTGATATTTTAGTAAGTGTGTTTAAATTTAAGGGTAAGGTTGTTTGGAATACAGAAAAGCCTGACGGGCAGTATAAAAAACCAACCGATAATTCTAAGGTGAAAGAGTTATTTCCGGATTTTAAATTTACGAGTTTAAAGGAGGGTTTAGAAGAAACGATAGATTGGTTTAGCAAAAACTATGGACAAGCAAGGAAATAGAGCGTTAATTACAGGTATAAATGGACAAGACGGTTCGTACTTAGCAGAATTCTTATTAGAAAAAGGGTATGAAGTATTTGGTACTATTAAACGTAACTCCATTTCCGAAAATCAAACTGCGAGGTTAGATAGTGTTTATAAAGAAATAGGAAAAAATCTAATTTATGCAGATTTATGTGACCAATCCTCTCTAATATCTGCTCTTCATAAGAGCAGACCTACCGAAGTTTATAATCTCGCTGCACAATCACATGTTAGAATTAGTTTCGATCAACCGGTTTATACAGCACTTAGTACGGGTCTCGGTACATTAAATTTATTAGAAGGTATTAGAATTATTGATCCAACAATTAAAATGTATCAAGCATCTTCTTCTGAAATGTTTGGAAATAATATTGATAGCGATGGTTATCAAAGAGAAACAACACCCATGAACCCGGTATCACCATATGGTTGTGCAAAAGTTTATTCATATAATATTTGCAGAAATTATAGACAGTCATATAATCTATTTGTTTCAAATGGTATACTCTTTAATCACGAATCTCCAAGACGAGGTAGTAACTTTGTAACTTCAAAAGTTGTTAAAACTGCGGTGCAGATTAAAAAAGGGATCAAAAATGAACTCCGGCTCGGTAATCTAAACGCAACACGTGACTGGGGGCATGCTAAAGACTATGTAAAGGCTATGTGGCAAATTTTACAGTATGATAAACCTGATGACTTTGTTTGTTCAACAGGTGTTTCTCACTCTGTAAAAGATTTAGTTGATTATACCTTTTCTAAACTTAAAATAAGTACAGATTGCGTTAAGCCTGATAAAAAATATTTTAGACCGGAAGAACTAGACGATCTTAAAGGTGATAGTAGTAAGCTTAAAAATGCTGTAGGGTGGAGTCCCTCCTATACCTTTGAGCAATTAATAGATGAAATGATAGAATATTGGGATCAAAAACTATGAATTTTTTTCAACTTCAAAACAAACTTTTTTATTCAAAAAAAGATAAAGCAGAAGATTTAGACGCAGAGGGTGAACAAGCTTTTGTTCCATTTTTGTTTAATAGGTGGCTTTCTTTTTACAACAACGACATGTCTGTTTTTGTTAACGAAACGTTTAATAAGTTTAGTACAATATTTGAAAACAAACAAGATGTATATAAATTGTATTATTATCTAATTCCTCGCCTTAAATTTAAAAAAATATCTTATATTAAGAAAGTTAAAAAAGATAAAGAGGAGGAAGAAAATTTAAACCTACTTGCGAAGAATAAAAATATTTCAGTTAGGGAGTTAAAATCTTATATAAAAAATTATGAGTAAAGCACTAGTAACAGGCGGGGCCGGATTTATTGGGTCAAATTTAGTTGATCAGCTTATTGCTGACGGCTACGAAGTAGCGGTAATTGATAATGAAAGCTCTACTGTAAATGAAGAATTTTACTGGAATGATAAAGCACAAAATTACCTGGTTAATATAACAGATCAAAGAGAGTGTAGTAAAATTTTTTCGAGCTTTAAACCACATTATGTTTTTCATTTAGCAGCTCATTCACGAATACCGGTTGCAATTAAAAATCCTATTCAATCTTGTGATGTAAATGTTGTTGGTACCTGTAACATGTTACAACAAAGTAGAGAGCACGGGGTAAAGAAATTTATGTTTTCATCAACATCCTCAGTCTACGGGCTTGCAAACGAGTGTCCGTTAAGGGAAGATGTGCCAAGAGATTGTCTCAATCCATACTCTGTTTCGAAAGCTGCTGCTGAGGAACTATGTAAAATGTACTATAATCTTTTCGATTTAAATACAGTTATATTTAGATATTTTAATGTTTACGGCGAACGTCAACCTCTAAAAGGTCAGTATGCGCCTCTTATTGGTATCTTTCAAAAACAAAAAGAAGCCGGCTTACCAATGACAGTCGTTGGTGATGGTGAACAACGAAGAGACTTTACATATGTTGGAGATATTGTTAAAGCTAATATATTAGCAGCCGAAACCCTTAATGCAGATATTCTAGGAGAAATATTTAATGTAGGCTCCGGGGTAAACCATAGTGTTCTTGATGTCGCAAATATTATTGGCGGTGAGACAAAGTTTATTCCAGATAGACCAGGGGAAGCTAGAGAGACGTTAGCTGATTTAACAAAGAGCAAGAAGCTTCTTGGTTACGAGCCGAGTGTTAAATTAGAAGATTGGATTAAGTCTTATGAAGCTTAAGATTGGCATCGTAGGCCATGGCTTTGTAGGTAAAGCGGTTGATTATGGATTTAGTAATAGAACTAAAAAGAAATTAATAGATCCGAATTATAATACAACATGTGAGGATCTACTATCGTTTAACCCGGATGTTGTTTTTATATGCGCACCAACGCCTATGGGAGATGACGGTAGTATCGATGCGTCGATAGTAGAACGGTGCTGTACTGAAGTTAATGATTTTACTAATGCATTAATTGTTCTTAAATCAACAGTAACACCTGATATTG